CCTGCCATATTCTCCACAAGCAAGGAAGGTATTATCTGGTTCACTTTAAGGAACTGTTTGCCCTTGACGGTAAACATGCAAACCTGACGGTGAATGATGTCCAACGACGCAATCGTATTGCTCAGTTGCTTGCTGATTGGGGTTTGATTGGTATTGTGGACGTTACCAAGATTCAAGATATTGCTCCACTCAACCAAATCAAAGTCCTTGCTTATAAGGACAAAGGTGACTGGATTTTGGAAACCAAGTACAATATTGGGTCCAAGAAGAAGAGAGTAGAAGAAACCGAATAAAAGAGAGCGGGTTTCAACACCCGCTTTTTTTGTGTTTCTTGTATAATTAGTAGTGGATGCCGAACGGGTCCACAAAACACAAACTCGCTTTTAAAGGAGCTACAATAATGACTAACCTCACAAGGTATACTACTGCCGATTTGTCCAGCCTAATGGACAAGATCACTAAGAACAGTATTGGAATGGACGAATACTTTGATCGTCTGTTTAATCTTCACGAAACTACACAGAATTACCCTCCATATAATCTTGTTCAGGTAAATAATGTGGAATCGCACCTGGAAATTGCATTAGCGGGATTTAAGAGGGAAGAAGTAAATGTTTTCACGGAGTATGGAAAACTTTTTGTCGAAGGACAAAAAGAAGATACAGAGTCGGAGAAGACCTTTATCCACAAGGGATTGGCTAGCAGAAGTTTTAAACGAGCGTGGACTCTATCCGACGACACAGAAGTCAGAGACGTTACATTTGAAGACGGACTCCTCCGAATCGTCCTTGGAAAAATAGTCCCAGAGCATCACGCACGTAAGGACTATCTTTAAATCAATACAATTGAGTAGAAATCAGTAGCAACGATTACAGACTTTTGTATCACTATGATACATAATGACTATATAATTTAGACCTATGGAGGAGACGATGCACTTTACCACCGCCGCCTTAGCATTTGGAACATCAATGACTCTTTTTTTCGGGGGAACGTTCGCCGCAGTTCTGCCCTGATACATCTTGATAAATACAACTGAATATCGTCGGCGCTATGCCACGAGGGGAACTGGCAAAATCCAGTTGACTCCCCTCTTTTTTATTGCTATAATTATCACAGGAGTTAAAATTTAAAAATGTCAGTAAAATTGTTTCTTCTCTCCACTGGGGAGAGAGTAATTGCCAAAGCGCAAGAAGTTGTTGAAAATGAAGGGCAGAAGAGAGTTCTTGGATATGTATTCGAGCAACCACATGTTGTCACTTATGATGATTCTAAAGTGAACACTCAAGAAGATGGACTCATGTTGGATATTACCATGTCGCCATGGCAGATTCTTTCTAAGACATCTCAAATTCCAGTAACTACAAATTTGATTTCCGCTATCATTGAACCAATTGATAGTGTTGTTCAAATGTATATGAATAGACTCTTCCCTGAAGATGTTGCTGAATTGGTTGAGGAGAAAACTGATGAATGATGAACCAGTGATTAAATGTCTTCTTGTAGACATTGATAATGTTTTGATTTCTGAAGTTGAAGAAGTCATGGCAGATATTGGAGATGCAGACTGTAAGTTAATTAATCCATATCGCTTAAATGTTAATTTTGAAACAGATGAGCAGACAATGACGCCCTGGCCAGCAGGGACTGTCCAAAATGAGATTATGTTGAGGTCGAGTGATATTTTAACTATCGCAGAACCAACCAAAGAGATTATTGAAAAGTATTTGAAACTAACTTCAGAATGAGATTTTACACAAATGTTCAAATGGTCGGGGATCACTTCTTGGTCCGTGGTTATGAAAATGGCAAACATTTCATGACTCGTGAGAAGTTTTACCCGACTCTTTTTGTGCCATCAAATAAAAAGACAAAGTATAAAACACTGGAAGGTAATTATGTGGAGTCTGTACAACCTGGTACAATTAGAGAGTGTAGAGAATTTATTAAACGATATAGTGAGGTTCAAAACTTTAAAGTCTATGGCAATGATAGGTACATCTATCAATACATCTCAGAGATGTATCCAGAAGAAGAAATTAAGTTTGATACCAACAAAATCAAAATCTCTACAATTGATATTGAGGTTGCATCGGAAAATGGATTTCCAGACGTAGAGTCTGCTGCTGAGGAAGTCCTGCTTATTACCGTACAAGACTATGCTACCAAACAAATTCGTACTTGGGGTCAAGGACCTTTCAATAATAAACAGAAAAATGTTATTTACAAGGGGTTTAGGACTGAGTATGAACTGCTAACCGACTTTATCAATTGGTGGATGATAGAAGATAATTGTCCTGAAGTTGTTACTGGTTGGAATAGTGAGATGTATGATATGCCATATCTTGTTCGGCGTATCGACAGAATACTTGGTGAGAAGTTGATGAAAAGAATGTCACCATGGGGACTTGTTACAGAACGTGAAATCTTTATTGCTGGTCGTCGTCACATTTCTTATGATGTGGGGGGTATCACACAACTTGATTACCTAAATCTTTATAAGAAGTTCACTTATAAAGCGCAAGAATCCTATCGTTTGGATTATATTGCGAGTGTGGAGTTGGAGCAGAAAAAACTAGATCATAGTGAGTTTGACACATTCAAAGACTTCTACACCAATGGGTGGCAGAAATTTGTAGAATACAATATTATTGACGTGGAACTTGTTGACCGCCTGGAAGACAAGATGAAACTGATTGAACTTGCAGTCACTATGGCATATGATGCTAAGGCAAACTATGCTGATGTTTCTTCCCAAGTTAGAATGTGGGATACTATTATCTACAACTATCTTAAGAAGAAAAATATTGTTATTCCTCCCAACGAACGTTCTGACAAAGATTCGAAATACGCTGGAGCATATGTCAAGGAACCGATTCCTGGAAAGTATGACTGGGTTGTGTCTTTTGACCTTAACAGTCTGTACCCTCACCTTATTATGCAGTACAACATCTCGCCAGAGACCCTTCTTGAGGAGCGTCACCCAACGGCAACAGTTGATAAGATTCTTAATGAAGAATTGACTTTTGAGATGTATAAAGACAATGCGGTATGTGCCAATGGTGCTATGTACCGTAAAGATGTTCGTGGATTCTTGCCAGAATTGATGGAGAAAATCTATAAAGATCGTACCATTTATAAAAAGAAAATGCTTCAGGCAAAGAAAGATTATGAGAAGACGCCGACGAAGGTATTGGAGAAAGAGATCTCTCGCTGTAATAATATCCAGATGGCACGCAAAATTCAGCTCAACTCTGCGTATGGTGCTATTGGTAATCAATATTTTAGGTACTATAAACTTGCCAATGCGGAAGCGATTACGCTTAGTGGTCAAGTTTCTATTCGTTGGATTGAGAATAGGATGAACCAGTATCTAAATAAGATTTTAAAAACGGAAGGCGAGGATTATGTCATCGCATCTGATACCGATTCAATCTATCTTAATATGGGACCTCTTGTTACTAAATTTTTTAGTAATAAGTCTGACGATAAAACAGCAGTTGTTTCCTTACTTGATAAGATCTGTCAAGACAAGTTGGAACCATTCATCGAATCCAGTTATCAGGACCTTGCGGATTACGTTTCGGCATATGAACAAAAAATGATTATGAAGCGTGAGAATATTGCTGAGCGTGGTATCTGGACTGCGAAGAAGCGATACATTCTCAACGTATGGAACAGTGAGGGTGTTCAGTATACTGAACCTAAACTGAAGATGATGGGAATCGAAGCAGTTAAGTCTTCTACACCAGCACCTTGCCGACAGATGATTAAAGATGGTCTCAAACTGATGATGAATGGGACCGAAGATGAAGTCATTGAATTTATCGATAAATGTCGTAAGGAATTCAAACAACTTCCGCCAGAATCTATCGCTTTCCCAAGAACTGCATCTGATGTGCGCAAGTATCAATCTTCTTCCGATATCTTTATTAAAGGAACTCCCATTCATTGTCGTGGAGCACTTCTCTTCAACCATTATATTAAGGAGGCGAAACTAACTAACAAATACTCACTTATTCAAAATGGAGAGAAGATTAAATTCATATATCTAAAAAAACCCAATATAATTCATGAAAATGTAATCTCATTTATTCAAGATTTTCCTAGAGAACTTGGACTCAATAAGTATATTGATTATGATTTGCAATTTGAAAAGAG